GTATTGTGGTTTAGTTAATCCTTCCACAATCGCTTTGCGCTTCGTGGAGCTTGTTAAGCATGCCCGCATGTGCCAACGATCAATCACAACACACCGAGCAAGACGTGTCAACTCTATGCTCTTTGCAAATGCCCACGTTTTTGGCGAGCCATCATCGAGAGCTTTTGAGTCACCCTCGAGAAGGTCCCAAGCCTTGTGTTTGTTGTTGTTGAATGTGCAAACGCGAACGTCACTAGGTTTCCCTCCATCGTGATGGACAAGCGCCAAGTTCAACGCGTCTAGCTTGTTGCGCTCCCAATCGTTCATTGGGCTTAGCGCACTGATAACAGCAGCAGCAGTCCAAACATCACAACCAACTTCTTGCGCGATCAATTGAGCGTGAGCGTTCGCTTCCTCATACCACTCGCCACCTTGGCGTGCATCGCGTGCTGTCGCTCTGTCTCGCCATGTGCGAAGATTCTTGCGGATAACACTATCACTGACCTTTGTAAGACTTTGCTTTTTCATTTCTTCAGCATCAGTTTGATTATGATCACCCACATGGCAGCAGTAAGGCTTACAGTGCCTGCCCAAAACATTGAGAAGGTTCGCTTTGCCCTCTTCATTTAAAGGCCCTCCTCCCGGCCTGCTTCTCAATCAACTTGAAGTCGAGAGTCTCGGTTCGCTTGATAATGTCGGTCATGACATCTTCATGACTTGCGCGGAGCAGTGCTGCTTGTATGTCTGCAAGCGTGCTCCGTTGTTCCTCGAGCACCGTGATGATCTCACGGATTGTTTGCTTTGTCTTTGTTCTTTTGTTCATTTGTTCTTGTTGGTTGGTGATTACTTAACAGTATCAATCAAGTAAGCTTCTCCGTTACCACTTGACATCGTCCAGAGGTTTTCACTCCCCGCAATACGTGTGAGCGTTAACACATAGCCCGCATCGTTCACCTCTTGTTTCGTGATGCTGAAAGAGATCACCTTGTCACCTCTTGTTTCAAGGACTACAACCTCCTTGTTTTGCATTGTCAGGCCCCATCCGTGGATTTGATCAACGGCAGGTATTACTTGTTTCATTTGGCTTACATTCATTTTTTCTTTTTATCTTGTTAGCTAGCTCAATAATTGGGCCAGTGGAGATACTACTATCAGTCCGTTTGGATTCTTGCAAGAAAAACTTTAAACTTTCTTCAAGGTTGTTTTGAGAAGGCTTGGTGTGACTTGGTGAGTCTTGGTGCGTGTGAAGAGAAATCGCTAAGGAATCGCTGAGCTTTCAAAACGTAAAAACACCCACAAACACTCACACGCACCCATGCGACCGGCTTAGCGCTGGCCAATCGATCACTTGTTGCTTCCCATTGATGCCCCCAGGCCCCCCTTGATCTCTTTGCGCTCCTTCGAGCTCGCCCGCCTGGCGTGAAGACGTCGCCAAGTTTGCGCTTCGATTCGCTGAGCCTGCGACGAGGCCCTACGGGGTGATGCGGCAAACTCTCCGTATATATAACCCTCTCAGACTTTTTTGCCAAAAATAGAACAGGGCCCCTAGCGATTACTAAGAGCCCTGCCTAATGAACAACACAATGCAAATATAGAGCATAAGGTTAACTCAAGGCTTCTCTTCGTCAGACGATGAGGGTGGCCCGAAGTCAATCTCGATGCCATCTATATAGGAATTGAAAGATTCGTCAACAATATTTAATCCGACATTGAGCAGTCCTTTAGCTGCGAATGAATTGTCATAGATGACTCTGCACTGGTGCCGGGTGTCAGCCACAACAACCACATAGTTCTCGTAATGTTCGCCTAGGGTGGCTTTGAGTGAGTCGAGAGGGTCGTCAGGCATACTTAAAGATACTTAGAGTTACTTAAAGTATCTTTAAGATATCTAAGAGATGTAGTTGTAAATGAATAAAATTAAAGAATATAGTGGTCTCTTAGTCATCTCTAAGAGTACTTATAGAGAGAAAACACCCCTTGTCAATAGTCTTTTTATTCTCCCTATACGATCATTGATATAAGACATTTATAATGAATCATTTACAACAACTACCAAGTGAGGATGTTTTCACTTCCTTTTCGTGTTTTATAATATGCCTCTGCATACTTTTCTAGCTCCATTTTAAGATCGTCCTCCTTTCGCTCTAGGATGCGTTCTGACGCGTCTTGGGCCATTTGGGCGGCCCAGTAGCCAACCGCCATCGAAAGCGCGTCTAAGCGGTCGTCATGCGTCACAGCGCCCCTGTCACGAGTTATACGAGTCATCTGGTAGATTAACTGGTATTTCAGTGAGTGGTCCTTAGGATAGCTCTGAGTCGTCTCGTAGTCGTTCTGGATGACCTTCGGGTCAACCACAAGCTTATGGCCTGTCATCACGGGCTCGAGGGTATCAATGATCCTTCGTTCTTTCTGTGTGCTGTGCCTCACTTCCTCAATGGTGCACGGATGGACCTTGCGAAGTATTGGTTTTAGTAGTTCAACAAACATACCATCCCCGAAGTTACTCTCTACAACGATCTCATTGACCTTGTGTTCTTTTGCGGTCATCGAAAGGAACTTAAGGGTTTCCTCAGAGTAGCCTCCTTGGACCCCTCCAGCCGCCGTGACATAAAGGAAACCATTAAGCATCTTAACGACTGCGTAGCCTGTCTCGTCCTTGCCTCGTCCTGACGGGTCGATTGACATGACGCTCCCGGTATACTTAACGTGTTCGCCAAGCACCTTCATCGGGCGATAGAATCTGTCTCCGGTCATCCCTACGTTAGGTATTGATCCGTCCCACTCGAGCTCTGGGTCCCGAGCCCACACTAGGCGTTCGGGGGCCAGTTCGTTGTCAAGGGACATCACGATAAGGTCCGCAAGCTTCAGCGGATACTTTTCGACGTCACTAAGGTTTGAGTCCAGCATAAATTGAAGAGCATACCCGGCAGAGCCGTAGGATACTTTACGTTCGGCAAGGTCTACGTCAGAGAACCGGAGTGGCTCTGTGGACCTTCCTTTTTGTTCTATATCAACACAACAATCAGCGATGTGCCCATCGTAACGCTTAGCGCTTTGGTCTGGGGTGACATACTGAGCAGGCCAGATGCGGGTCTGGTAGCCACGCTCGGTTAGCTGTCGGTATATTGTGTCTTCGCATTGTGGCGTCCCCAAGAAGATAACCTTTGAGTCATCAAGTGGCTTAATGATCGCATCGAACTCTTTGACTTGTTCTCCGAGCTTGTCTCGCATCATTTGGGTTGCCGAGTTGTTTGGCACCTCGACGTCATCAGCAACAATGATGTCTGCACGAGACCCAGTCAGTTGAGATGTAATACCCAGGGACTTGACGGAGGGCGCGTGGGCCGCTGGGGCCGGACCGACGTCGAATGAGATCTTACTGAATCGTTGTTTGTCTTGGGGGATGAGGTGCTTAAGTAGGGGCATCTCATGGATAAGCCTAAGAGTAAAAGTTGAGAAGTCATCTGCTCGAGTTTTTGAAGCAGAGACAACAAGTATATTCTTTGAGGGATCGAGGAGCAACTGGTGGACAACATAAGCAGAGCAAATCCAGCTTTTTCCAACGCCTCGAAAGCCTTGAATAACTGCTCGCTTGTCTCCGTGCTGCATGTAATCCGCGATCTCATATTGAATAGTTGTGGGGGCAGGTAGGTTTAGTTGCTTCCAGACAAGGTAAAGGAAGTTACGGAAGTCTTTAAGCTGTGATGCTGTTTGTTTTATATCAGCCATTTCTTGAGCGATTACGCCTTTTTGATTGAATCCTTAGGTTTGCTCGTGTGTTGTTGTTGGGGTTCCTGTCCTTATGATCAACGTCCTTCCCCTCCAAAGTCTTCCTACCTACCTTTTTAATCATCAACCTTCGTGCCGCGTTGCGTCCAGCCCTGCGTTTCTTCTGGGTCGGCTTAGCGTGGTAGGTGTTGTATTCGTTCTTGTAATTTCTAGCCATTGGACGTCATGTCTACGATTCGGTCTACATTGTCATCATGGAATGGTAATGCATTCACCAACTCGTGTAATGGGGAGCTATCGGTGGCCACAGCACTCACGTTGTTATCTTTGAGGAACTGCCTGACTGTCGATAGGTCAGCCGTGGTGGCCTCCCCTGACTTAACGCGCAGCAAGAACTCGTCGATGAGGAGGTCCTGTAGTTCGTATAGTTTATCTGATTTATCCATATTATTTAATTTCCTTAATGATTTTGATAGCAAGGTAAGTCAGGGTTGCTAGTCCTACACAGATAGCAACAACAGTATTGACTCGCTCAAGAGTAAGTGTCCCGAGGAGTCCGGTGAATCCAATGAATGATGGCATGTATGATGAGTTCATGTTTATCTTGCGGCTCGTTTTGCTGCGATATAACGCTGATATAGCTCTGGGTTTTCTCTAAGAGTCTGGGCCCTTGCTGATAACCTATAAGCATTAATTAGCTTTCGGATAGATTTTACCCTAGGACTTTCAGCGCCTGTTATATCTTTCATGCTATTGTCAGGCATGTCTTGGTAGCGTTTCGTCTCAAACAACTTCTTGAGTCGTTCTCTTAGGGTTTTCCCTCTGATTTTTTTTGTCCCCATGAGTTCTAGCATCCGGTCATATGATTGTTGTCCGGTCTCTGGGTTGTAGTAGTCTTTCATGTTCAGTTCTTCTACGCCTTGCCTTAAGAAGTGTCCAGGCTTCCCAAAGCCCGCCCCTAAGTTTGCAAACTCATAGTCTACAATGTTCTTAGTTGCATCCTTCATATACAAAGGATTAATGATTCCCATTGCTCCTCCTGTTGAATCCATAGTCTCTACTTCTCCAAGGAAGTTACGACGAGGAGGAAGTTTTTCTTCTAAGCCTGGGGTTCGTTTAATCATGTAATCAACAATACTTCTCACCTCTCTGAGTGGTCGGTCTTCTTGGACGTTCATTGTTTGATTAACAAAGTTAGGAACAAATCCCCCTGCGATACTACCAACAAACCTCTCAGTGTTATTAAGTGGGTCTTTTAGGACTTTGAATAAGTTGTCGATACCTTGCACATATGATTTGTTGGTTACGTTGTTGGAGAACGCTAAAGCTAAAGATCCAAAGACCATAGACATGTCTCTTTCATCAAACTCGTTGTATTTTGTGGCCTCACTTATATCTGCTATGATACCTAACATGGTAGCCATCGGATCAAGGCGGTTGTAGCTGACAATCTTGTCCCCAATCTTAATTGAATACTGTTGGTTATCCATCTCCCACGCTTTCCTTTGATTCTCTTCTCGAGGACCAAACCCGCTAATAAACTTCTCACTGCCTTGGCTTTGGAACATGTAAAGGAGTGCAGCGGTCGAAGCCACTGAGGTTGCCATTTTACCGCGAAGCTCTGCACGCTCTGTAGGCCCTGCCTTAGATAAGGTTTCCCGGTAATCTTTGCTAAGCCTTTTAATGCCTTCTAGCGGTAACCCAAAAGGAGACCTTTCAATACCAAACGTAAGTAGGTTGGTTGGTGTTCGGACAAATGGAATAATAGCTGTAAGCCAAGGGTTCTGCACAGTCATGTGAGAAAGTCCCTTAACAATGCTGTTCTCTGAGTCTTGGGTGTGTGTATTGACCTTTGCTATTTGTTCTGCTCGGGCGGCTAGTGCCCCTCGGTTTCCATAGTCAAGCTCAGTGCCGTCAGGGAGAATTAAGTTTCTTTGTTTCTTCTGTTCTTGGATATATTTATTAATGAAGACTTCTGCTTCAGTGAACCTAAGCTTCTTTTTCTCTGCCATTTCCTTAGCAGTCTCAACAAGGTTCTGTTCGTTAAACACTCGGCCAGTCTCAGTGACATGAGCATCTACTCCTTTATACACATACTCTCCAAGTTGTTTTCCTGATAAGTTCTTAGCTTTTCCTTTCAGTGCTAACTCGGTCATTACATAGCTCCGGTAAGACAAAGCCTTAAAGAATTCATCACCAGTAATAAGCCCCCTTGAAGGTAATCTAGTTATTGTTCCAATAGTATTAATAGCGGTGCCAAATGCATTCTGTTGGTCAGAGCTAATTGCATGTTGAGAATTTTTAGCGTCATCAAACTGCCTTGAGTTAGGGATACTAATTGCCTCCCCTGACTTTGCGGCCCTTACGGCTAAATCAAACGCATCTGCGATAGCCACCGTATCAAAGGCATAGCGAAGGGTTGCGCGTGCAAGCTCTGGGTTACCTGTAAGAAGAGCCCCTCCAGCACGTTCCAGTGTTGTCATTGCATACGTAATCGCAGAGCCAATCATGTTAATGTTGAAGGTGGACACTCCAGAGAGTAGCGAGTTAATCCAATACTCACGCACAATATCAAACATGCGCTTACCTCGAGATGCCTTAGCAATCTTGTTGAGTCCTCCTTGGATGTCATCAGTGGTCCGAGCCGCAAGAACTAGTTGTAGTAGCTTCTGTTGACCCATGCTGCCTCGGCGCTCATCTTTATACCGAGCTATGGCTTCCTTACTTTGATTCTCAAGCTGACTAAGTGACGTATCAAATCTATTCGACTTAACATCTTGGTAGATATATTTCCGTTGAAGCATCAACAAAGAAGGGAACCTTCCATAGAGCCCCCAGATGCGCTGAGTTCCTACCATCAGTTCCATTTGTTGCAGCATCTGTGCATACTTCTCATCATAAAGATCAAACATATTCTGATCCCCAGACTGCTTAGCACGCTCAAAGGCATCACTAGCTGCTTTAGCTAGGTCACTTATCTCTTCCCCAATCATGTTGTTGAGTAAGCGAATGGCTTGTTGATCCTTCAACATCTCTTCATACTTACCTTCGAGGCCTTCAGCTTTCCCTTCTAGCTCTTTGATGTAACGGGTAAGGTTGTTCTTGTTACCTCCGAAAGCACTTGTGAGTTCATCTGTGATTTTCTCTAAGCTATCTTTGGGATTCAGTAGCTCTTCTTTAGTTGTCTTTGCAAGCTTGTCGCTTTCTTTAAGCACCGACTCTTGCTCTTCTACAAGTGCGCGTGCGATGGTAATAAAATCTTTCTCTTCTGAAATAGTCCTAATGACTCCTTTAAGTGCCGTAAGGCCTCCCCCTGGCCCTTTATCTTTGAGCACTCGTTTCACGGTAGCCCTCAAAACATCTTCGCTTTCTGTATCAGTGCGTGGGGCTGGGTCAACTGCCTGACCTTTATCGTCCATCATTTTCCCAATAGGAACTTCCTCGGCTGCACTCTTTGCCGTTACTTTCCCTCCTTTAGCTTTTAAGTAGAGGGCTACTTCATCTTGTAGTTCTTCTGGGAGTTGTTTAAAGCTTAATTGTTTGTCTCCTTCTCCAAAGAATGAAACTTCAACATGATCAGGGGAAGTCCGGTTTCCTTCAATATCCTTGATGCTGACAGAGACGCCTGCCTCCTGTGCTGCGGCATTAAGGAACTTAGCGTTCCCTACTTGGGTCATTGTGTTTGTCCGTGTTAAGTCTTGTAACTCAGCTTCAAACACCTGCCGTGCTGATTTCTTTGATTTGACTTTATATACATTCTCATGGAAAACCTCTCCATCTTTTGTCGCTTGTGCTACAAACTGTCCCTCTTCATTCTTCTCGATTTTAATATCATAGTCATCAACTTTTGCTCTTTGATTAACTAACTCAATACTAGGTTTTACTTTTGCTTCCCTTCCTTCTCGGGCCGCCTTAAGAACACTAAGAAAGGCTTTATCAAGGTTCTCTCTTATATCAATCTTGTCCTGTTTTCCCACTTTTAATTTATCATAAGCATCAGTAATTTTACCTACAGGAACTCCCTCATATAGCTTAGAATCTTTTACTTTTTCTATAGCAGCTTTCTCTTCAGGCTTTAATTCTACATTGTATTTTACTGCTAATTCTTCTATAGATTTAACACCATTTTTATACATGTTATCAGTCCCTAAAGATATACTTTCAAGGTCTCTGATTTCTGAATAACCATCTAAATCCTCAGGGTCTGCTAAAGGCCTTGAGTCTGTAGGAGTCTCTTCAAGAGCCCCAGGCCTTCCTTCTGGCTGTCCCTTGCTTCCTGAGATTGGGTCGTTTAGGTCTGCATAATTAAAGTTTAACTGCTGAGCCATGTCCGGGTCGGCCTCCGCTATGGCTTCATCCACTGCGTCTTCAGGAGATTTACCTTCCGCAATTTTCTTGTTACGGTTCTTAATCATCTTAAGGCTTGCTGCAAATGGTTTTAAGACCGCCGCTACTCCTGCCTCTAAGAATAATCCTTCCAAAACATTCTTAAATCGTCCTTCAATTTCCCCATCATCCCCAGTGGATTGAAGATACTCAGTGACTGGGTTTTGTAGTGAAGGATATTGATACAGAAGGTTACTTAGCCTTGCTTCTTGTGCATCAAACATTAAGAAGTCTGAGGCTACTCCTGCGGCTAGTGCGTCTCCATACCTGCGAAGCTTAGTGCTCTTAGCTAGTTTCTTTGCTTCTTTTGCAGACAACCTACCTCCCTGGGCTAATCTCTTAGCCACGCTTGGTCCTAAGAACTTACGCGCATTTGCAATTCTTCCTACTTTACCCAGTTGTCCTACTACCGGAACAAAACCTGTAGCGAATTGAGCAATACCCTCAACAAACCCACCCACCATCGTGTTAGATGTTCCAAACAGTCTTGTGTCGTAGTCAGGTAAATTATCCCCAACTGCAAAGTCTACGAAATCATAGAAACTCTTAAAACCTCCTTCAATACCTCGAAGGGGAGCCATAGCCGTATCTCCCATTGAAAAGACGTCTGGGTCTTTTTGCTGAAAAGGTTTATCTGCTGATCGAGCTGCTGCCCCTGCAAAGTTTTCTTTGAGCGGAGGGAAGTATAAAGTAGGATCTATAGCCATGTTTGTTAGTGGTGTGTATTAAGTTTATTGAGTTTCTTTATCCTTACTCATAGGTTTAAGGAAAAGCTTTTGTTCTTTGATCCTGCGTTTAACAAGACCTTCCTTTTTCTTTCCGCCTGCGTTGTAGTATAAAAGCATCATCTCCGCAATTTTTGAAACAGAGCGAGTTCCCTTCTTTGTTAGTTCGGAAATCCTTCCGGTATTGTAGTCGAATGAAATTAAGGCATTTATCTGGTTTTGATTTAGATTATACTTATATTTCTTTACGTGAGATTTAACTCTCTTTTCGTGTTTGTTAAGCTCTTCTGATAATCTTTTAGATGCTTCCTCTTTAGTTATAGTCTTCTCCCCTTTTTTCGCTCTAGTTCCATACCCAATAGATGTCTGCTTGTAGTCATCATAGGCTTCAGGGTAAAAGTCTTCTTCTTCTTTAACAAAGTTAACCAAAGAATCATCCAACTTTTCATCAAAGTCTAAAGTTAGTTGTTCTGTTGTAGATATTCTAGTTCCTACTTTAACGTCCTCTGGTTCCGGTGGTTTTGTTGTTGATACCTTTGTGTCTACCTTGACATCCTCTTCTTTAGCGTCCTCTTTGTTAATTCCCTCTACATCCTTCATAGTGGGCACTGTAGGAATCGTAGGTGGCTCGTCAATGAATTGAGTTTGTCCTTTCTTGACTGGTTCAACTATTCCCTTTTCTCTTTCAAGTTTAGCAGGCCTCTTAGATGTTGGTTGAGTCTCAAGCTCTGGGACACTTGCTTTCTTTATCCCTTTGTATCTATTCTCTAGTTTTTGCTGGGCCGAATGAAGGGCCTCTACAGTTGTTCCTAGTTTATCCGCTATAGGTTTAAGTTGGAATTTAGATAGAGCCGGATTGTAGTTAAGTTTAATCGTAGCTCTCCCTCCTGTTGCTTCTCCTAAAAGCCCATTAAAGTATGCAAACTTATCTGATCCCAAAGATGCCCCTTCGGGAAGATACCCTGTTTCTAAAGCTTGAACGGCTTCCTCAGGTGAGAACCCTGTGATTCTGCGTCCGTTCTTCATTGTGTCTTCTACAAGTTTTAGTGATGTTCGGTGCTTCTCATTGACTCCTTGCATACTTTTAAAGTGTTCTAACTCCTCTTTTAATCTGTTTTTGACTAGTGGGTTATTAAAATGATTTTTAAAGTGCTCTACAATAATCCCAGCCTTTCTCCCTGGCTCACCCTCCTTTTCCCCATCATAAGCCCCGAGGTCAAACCCGTCTTCGAGAGCTTTGTAAAACGTGTCTACTTGTGCTGCCGTCCTTGTTTCCGCAAACGTCCAGTTTTTAAAGCCTCCCGCAAAGTTACTAACCCAATCATACTCGCCGTCCACTTCTGTAGGAATATCAGTCCCTTTAAGCTTAACAGGTTGTTCTATTGTGTATCTTTTATTACTGTAAGGGTCCCATTGAGATCTAGTGGGATCAGAAACATCTAAGCGAGCTTTGTGTGCCTCAATCCTATCTGGGAGTTCCGCTAGTCTTGTCTCTTCAGCTTCTTTGAGGTCTTGGGCGTCTTTAAGCTGGCTAAGTCTATTTTTGTCCTTCTCAAGCATAGCTTTGAGATTCTCTTGGCTCTCTATTCTAAGCTCTTCACGGCGCTTGCTGAATATCTTAGTAAATAGAGTTTGCTTAAATTCTTCATACCCAGTTTCTGGGATAATCACTGGAGCAAAGTCTTTGTATTCAAAAGAACTACCCGGAAGAGCACTGGCTATCTTTTCAGATAAATCTCTTACCTCTCTGTTAAACTTGATCTTGGGGTTTATCAATAGTTGCCTTCCCTTTGGGGTAAGTTGTCTAGCTATTGGAACACCTAACGCATCATCTTCGGCGGGAAACATGAACCGACCGTATTGTTGTAGTAAATAATTATACCCAGGCTTATCCTCAATGTCCGCTATTGCCGCACTAAGTATATCTTGGAGATCAGTCTCAAGGTCATCTGAAAACATTGGGGTAGATACCTCTTCGGGAGGGACTCCTCTAAATAATTCTTTTACATCCTCATCTTGTTTGGTTCCTAGGTAAGACTCAAGAAGCTCGTAGGACTTCATTAAGGCATCCCTTTCTAGGGTATCTGTGACATCTAGTAATGCTTCTTTCTTACCATCAATCCACTCATTTATCTCTGCCCTAGTCATGTCTGGAGAAGCCATCATTTTATTGGCCTCTGCTTTCGTCTCCCTGAGAGTCTTGGTGGTTAATCTGGTATATTGCCTATCAAGCCTTTGTTCTATTTTAATCTTTTTGTCACTTAGTTCCTCAAGTAACTCGTTATACACAAACCCTTCTTCATCTTCTGCATCTAAAGGCTGGGTTCCTATAGCTATCCCAGCACTGCTTATAGCCTCTACAAAGTCTTCTGCATCTGAAATCCCATCAAGAGTAGGAGGGAATGAGTTAAGGGCCATTGCAATGACTGCCCTTTGTTCAGGGCTGTTAAGAGATCCTGTAGATGCCCATGCTTCTTTAATCCTAGAAGCCAATACCTCAGGGTCTTCTATCTCTTCTGAATCAATATTTACGGCCCTTACTAATGAGCTTGCTGCTTTAGGAATAACGAGCTCGGCTTTGTGGATTCCTGCTGCTTGAGCAGGAAGTGTAACATTTAACTTATTTCTAACGGGAGCACTAGCTCGCATAAATCCATCAAGAATAAGTGCATCTTTAAATATCCCTTCGTTCTCAGGGAGGGCCTTAAACTCCTCTAGGAGTCCCCCAGTGAACTGGTTGATTTCAACAGGACTTGGTTTGTTTCCAAATGTTCTTACTCGTTCTTGAATAAATTCTTCTTTTCTCCGTTCCACTAAGCTCTGGAAGTCATCCACAAGGTCAGCCCCAATAAGCTCTTTAGCATACAAGGTGGCCACTGGGTTTGTCTCGTAGTCTTTCCCACGAAACCTAGCGTTAATCTTTTCTTTTGTGGCTAGTTGAGCAGCGTAAGCCTTCTTCTCTTGCTCATCCATTGCAGAGTAGTGGAGACCAACAGTAGTTTTCTGTAGCTCTGTCTCTGCCTGTTGAGCTTGCCCGTAAGCCCTAATTGCTGGATTTATCTGCCCTAGCGTTGCTGCCAGTTTCCCCAGAGACGTCTGTGAGGCAGGCACGGGGTCCTGCACTGCCACCGAATACTGCCCTCCCTGAAAGGGTTTCCCTGTGATCGCGGGGGCGCTCAAGTTAAATGGGACTTGTTGACGGTCGGGGGTAGTAAATAAATCTCTACGTGTCATTACTCAATAGGTGTTGTTGTTGTAGGGGCTGAAGAAAGTTGACGCGCCTGTAGACGCTTAGCATCTGAAAAATTCCCAAGGCTCGTCGTGGCTGCCCCTAGCATTGTCCCAAGGACATTAGGAGTAGCGATAGGCTTGTTGATGTTGATGTAGTTCTGTTGTGTTTGAAGTCCAAGGTCACGGGCTCGCATCTCATAGGCCTGGTCAGCCAAGTATTGATTCTGTTGGATCGCATAGTTGTGCTCACCTACCTGCCGCTCGAGGTCTCTCATCTCCGCAAGGAAACTTGCAGACCCAAGGCTTATGCCTCCCTCGGCGGCTGAGACCTCTTTACGAGCCATGGCCTCCATGCTTGCTCGGTTGGCCGCTGAGACCTCCTGAGCGAGCCTTAGCGACTCAGTGGCTTGTTGTTTACGCATCGCAGATACCTGTTGACTGTATCGAGCATTCTCAGCAATCGTAGCGCGTTTCTGAGCCTCGGCCTGCATCGAAGCCTGCTGGCCCTGAGCGCCAATTGTAAGCATGCCCTGAGCAAGTGGCCCAAGCACAGACATGGTGCCAACTGCCTGCGCGATAACGCCAGTAGACGCTAATGCACCAGTAGTAGCCCCAGTAGTCCCGAGTAGTGCTGCTCCTGCTGCACCAAATATAGGTAAACACATATTAGTCTAGTTTGTTGTAATGATAAATTCGTAAAATGAATGTGACGAGATCTCTACCTCTTGTAGAAACTTAGCGCCACAAAACTTCAGCCAGCGTATGGCTTGTTTGTTGTCTTTGAGGACCACGTTAGAGGTAATCCCAAAGGGCTTGGAAAGGTGTTGGACCCAGGCTCGAGATGCCCGAACGAAATGCTTCTTGTGCTTGGTGACGTCTGGGGTCCCAAGCATCCATATATAACCACCATCCTCAGCCTTCCCCGAGCCGAACATAGCGAACGGCTCTTTGTCTGGGCCGAGTGCCGTGTAGGTCTTGTAGTCGAGCGTGAGGGCAATACTGAGGGCTTCCTTAGGGCTATGGCCCAAAAGCTCACACTCGAGTGCGTCGTGGAACCTTAAGCGATCCTTTAGGTAATTCGCATGGACCATTGTTGCTGGAACAATAGAACAATCACCATAGGTGTGCTTAGGCTCCATAGCGATTTGATCGTGTGTGAATAAAGGATTCAAACTCAGCGGACTGGAAGTTACTAGGCTTAGCCCCATCGTTCTCCAGCTTGATCTCTACGTTTTCACTAGAGGTAAACACGGGGGCCCTAAAGAACCCGTCTTTTAGCTCAGTGCGTAAGGAGCTCCCGGTGCCTGTGAATGACTCAGGAAACTCGTTAGTATATTGTGATCGTTTATCTGGTGTCACCTTGACCTTATAGTCTGAGGTGTTCGTGTGGTAAAGCGATAGATTCTTAATGAACTGCTTGGCCGAAGCGTTAGGTGTCCGGGCTTGTCCTGCCTGGGCCTTAAAGATCTGCTCAGAGAACGTGTAGGTGCTGTTGAACTCATAGCCTACCCAGACTGATGTGTAGTTAGGCCAAACTCCTGTATTGTTGACTGAGATCGATGTGGGATCAGTGGTTCCCCCACCTGATGCAGTAACTGTTACTGGTATATTTATGCCCCTGTCAGTGTATACCTTAATATCAGAGGAAGCTAAGTAGGGGCTATAGAACGAGATGTTAGGAGGCGATGTGATTGCAACTGTAAATGTGCTGATGTTTTCTCTAAGAGGCTTAGTGCTCCCTGTGGTAAACGTAGGAAAAATTACCTTATTATCGTGAATCATTGCCGGAACCCTCATGTCTAAGTGCGTGACATTGTCATCTGGGGAAGTTGTGATCGTTTTTGTCAATGAACTCCCATTTAAACCATATGTCGCAAGCCCTTCGTCTTCTCCGTCAAAGTTTAAAGGAAGGCTAACTATAGAAGGTATGTCTGTTATGGGGTCAGCTACAATCAAGTAAAGCGTTGAGTCCATAAACTCAAATCCTCGTATCTTCATGTTAAAGTCCCACTTGAACCACGAGCTCAACACCTTCTTGTTCTCGCTAAAGAAGTAACGATACATGTAAAGAGACTGGTCTTCGTCTTTGGACAGGATACCCAATAGATTCTCTGAGAGTGACCCAGAGAAATATGTGATGTCCTTAGGTATATACCGGGGGACTTGCTCAGTGATGTCCGTAGACTCATAGACGTCAGTAGTCTTGTTCAGTGAGAACTCTCGGATGCCTGTGTTGTTTCCTAAGTCAAATGGGTAATAGATATACGAACCGACAGACACAGGGTCGGTCTCATCGTTGTATTCAAAGTTAGTAATAGGCTTCACTGAGACCGTGCGTGGCGTCAGTAGGTCTTCGCCTTTGAGAACAAACTGTCCGTTCTTTGAGAAAAGTATGAGGTTCTCTTGGGACGCAGCGGCTGCTGTGATGTCAGTGACTCGGTCAGACTCGACAATGACGTCAATCGGGTCCGAGTCGAGAAGGGTTGTGACTGTTGTTCGGCCAAAGTTATACTCAAAGATCCCCTTGTCATTTACGCGTCCTAGCCCAGCTTCAGAAAGTATTACGTTACTACCACAGACAAACCCTAAGCGATTCTTGAAGAACACACTGTTCTGGATTGTTTGGTCAGAAAACGACGAGAACGGGTTACTTATGTCATCACCTACGCTGCGTGGTGCAGTCTTAAGGTGTTCTAACTTAAACTCATTTAGCCCTGTGTTAGTGATGAACAAAGGTAAGCTTGTTTCCTTGTAATTAAGAAGAATATCAGGAGCGACGGTCTCAACCCACGAGCCTGGTCCGATCTCTTGGTTCTCATCGTCTGTCTTAAACTCGACGTAGTAGTCGTCAGCAGCAAGCTCACCATCCCCGCGCACCTTGACTCGGAAGCCGTTCTTAGCAAACAGTGGTAGGTCAGTGATTGCGCCTACTTCCTTGTAGACGACTCCTAGTGCTCCACCCCCAAGTCCGTCCTTGGCTTTTATCTTGAAGTCACTTTGCGCGTTGTTGCTGGAATCTAACTTACGGTTAAGAACAATCAAGTTACCCTCACGGGTCAATGTAAACTCTGCGTTTGTTCCTGCGCCTATCCCAGGGAACCTGTCTTCAAACCCCCCGATTGCGGTAGTAGGTATATCCCCAGCGTTATAGGGAGGGGACAGCGTCGTCCCATTGTGTCCTCTTTGTAAAACTTCAGTAATTCTAGTAGTGTCCGCCCCATACCCTTTATCAGATTTCTCCGAGTAAATAGTTACATGCTTGGTGTTGTCATATTGCGTCACTCCGCCTAAACCCGGAGACTCTTCTAAGGTCACTGTAATAGAGACAGTCGCCCCTACGTTTGAAACATTTCGCTCTCCTGGTTTATGAAAGAACACTCTGCGCCCTATGTCTTCAATAGACGCAGCGGATATAGTTCCATTTGCATCTGATGTCACTTTGACAGTTGTGTCCCCTGTGCCTGCCCCGAGTCCTACATTATATGAAACTCCACCTATTGACGTAGTCGTAGGATACGAAAAGACTTTATAAATATCTCCACTTACATACCCAGAACCCCCACCACCCCCAGTTACAGAGACATTACTTGTTGAACTGAGTTTATACACAGCCCCGTCCCTTGTATAAGTTAATGTCAACTGTGCAGTAGCAGGTGTCTTTGAGCTATAGTTAACCTCAAGCGAATACTCTTTCTCGTAGTCTCCTTGCTTCACAAATATCAGTGCCTCTTTATCTAATGAAGAAGAACGCGTAGTTTGATCTACTGAAACGGTGGAGCTTCTGTTTATGAGAAACGTCCCATCAGCCACCGTAGTAGCCCTAAGTGTGTCCCGTGCGTTGGTGGTGCTGGCAGAGACATCAAGGTAAGTGTTCGCAGTCGTGTAGCCGCCTGTATGCACTACACCATCTACCTCAATACTCGCCTCGTCCCCACTGAGCACATTGTAAGCGTGTATCTTAGTCCCATTGTGTAGCAATACGTATCGCTCAGTTTCACTTCTGTTGATAAAGTGAATAAAGCTATCTTCCGAAAGAGTAAGACCAGCATCATCTAGGATTTGAACAAACCTAGTGCCGTTACGTTTTGTTAATCCATCAACAACACTACTCATGAAGTTAACCTGCTCGTCGCATTGTCCCGAGAAGCGCGTAGCGTCTGGCTGCTGGCTAACCCCCTGAATAAGGTTTGGTAATGATGTATTAATTAAAGGCATTATTAGAGTAGATCGTAGTTGCGGTTAATACCAAGGCACGAGGCAACATCGTAGTTATCAAAGATGGTCCTGTCGGCTCCTTGGCCGTCCATCTCCTCGAGGTTGTAGCGTGCTTTAAGTTCATCCCGGAGGATCTGTTGCTCAAGCTCCTGAGACCCGACGGTGCGTGCCTGGAAGACCCTTGAGCCTTTGAGTGTAATGTATCTCCGTGCTTGTTCAGGGAGATCCGTGAAATCTAAAAGGAACATCAACCGAACGTCAATAGCTCCTGTGAAAGTAAATGTGTTGTCTTCACGGTTAAACAACTTACCTCCACGTTGCACAATGTCCTTAGAGTTATCCAGGGTATCTACGTGCATAATGTCAGCCGCGAGAACAATCTCATCGCTGCTGTTAGGAGTAAGTGTTTGTTTGTTGACCGTATTGAAGTGCCATCCCTCTGATTGAACCTCGCGACTGACTTCGTCTAACACGGTGATCGCGGTGACCGCAGAGATAGGCAGAGTGGAAGTAACAGTGATTTGAGTCACTGGGCTTTCCCCAATGTTACCCAGCATCGTATTGACGGCTTCGAGTTTTGTAGTGAGTGGCATAATTGTAAAAATGAAAAAATACCCCGTCCCCAACTTAATGAGGACGAGGCATGAATTTAGTGTGTGCTATTAACTAGCAGCAGATGAAGTGGTGTTAACCACAACAGCAGACTCAGGGCGAAGAACACCAAGGCCCATTGCATACTTAGCAACGAACAAGGTGGACTGGCGCTCAATGAGATACTCGGACTCAGTAGCGAGGTCGAGAAGCTTAACGCAACCAACAGCAGATGAGTGCCCAGCAACGAAGCCATGGCTGTTAAGGGTAGCACCTGACTGAGCATCAGCAATACCATCAAGCTCACCTTTGTAACCAGACGAAGGTGAAGCGATGTTAGTGGCTGAAAACGGGCTGTTAGCAACCACGTTGTCATCATTGGTCTTAGCCGATACAGCAGCCTGAACACCAGCAAGGTGAGGACTCTTGAAGAGGCGAATTCCTGCAACTTCAACAATGTTACCTTTAGCAGCATCAGCAGAACCACTCGAGGTGTCCTTGTTGATTGCTACGTTGTCAGCAGTAAGCAACTTGTAGTATTGGAACGGAGTCAAGATAGCAAAGCGGTCCTCAGATGGGACTTCTTTCTCATCAAGGGCGCGTGCACACTCAAAGAGTGCATCAACAAGTCCCCCAGCAGACAGGGTGTCTACACTACTTCCAAAGATCTCGGTGCCAGTAGGGCCCCCAGTGTAGTTTGGAGTAGTGGTGAGACCAGCAGCAAACATGGTGTTAAGGATCTGGATGTCCAGACGCTTAGCGAGTGCCTTACCGAGCTCCTTACCGTAGATGCTACGGAGATCGTAATGGTTCTTAACTTCATCAATTCTTGGAATAAGAGTTGAAGCGACGAGCATGTCATCAATGTTAATTACCTTCTCGTTGTGAGCAATCTGAGACAAGTAGTCCTGTCCAGATCCGTTTACTGTGTTCAACAAGTCAGCACCAGGAACATGATACTTGGCTTCTGCCTTGCCTGTTACTGGGAACTGTGCGCTCTTTCCACTGGAAATCGTGCGAGTCATGATGAGGTCTTTAGCAACATTTGATTCATCAAACGCTGTAAGAATCTCACCGCTAAATACCTTAAGGAACAGAGCGTTGTCTACTGACGGAGAGCCAGCAGGCGCAGTTCTTGCTCCTGTGCCATTCACTTTACCCGGAATGGATGGGAAGTTATCTAGTGCCATAATAAGTTTTGGTTATAGTTTGTTTTGTTTGTTTATTTTGTCCGTAGTCGTTAGTCACCAACGAAACGATCAGTTGTCTGACGCATCAGGCTGAAGGTTTATTGTTTGATGTCCTTGGGTTTATTGGACGCAATGAAAGTTTTAGTTAAATACATCTAGCTGTCTTATGCAGCTCCTGATTATAGTATAAGTGGTTCGGTTAGTGTCATCGTCGTCTTCGTAGGTCGGATGCCACGATGTGATATTAATAAATGTTTTATCTATATGCTCTACGATGCCATACACCGTGCAAACTAGGGGTTTTCCTAAGTCTTGCGCGTGGTCCAAAAAGACGACCCTGGCGATGTCTTCAAGCTCTATTTCTTGATCCGCAGCTTCACACGCGCAGCAGGGGTGTTTGCAACAAACTGCTTCCCCTTCGCACCAGCACGTTTCTTCTTGCGTGCAGTGGAGGCTCTCTGTGTCTGACTTAGGCTTTTCGCTTTCGATGATGGAAGACATCTGTCTGGATTTTTTTTGTTCTTTGAGGTTCCGCATGGTCCTTTGATTTTACCGTCGGTGCCTATTCGGACCCAGTTCTGCTTTCGCCAGTTTGCTAGTTCACCCACGTTTCTTTTTGATTTTAAGTTTAGACCGCTTGCCCTTACCGTAGTTAGGGTCTTTGCAGTATTTCGATGCTGCCATGTTAGCGTAAGCGCTCGGATACTTATCGAACTTGCGCTTAGCCCATGCGATTCCTTTAGGACATATTTTAGCCATGCTTCACCTGAAGGTTACTTTTTGTTTCACTTCTTGTTCTTCTTCTTAATCGAGAGACCAGTCCGTTTAGCTTCTTTCTTCGCTGCTTTTTGACCAGCAGCCGTGTAGGCGTATTTCTTTTTTCCAACTTTAGGCATAATTTTATATAGTTAACATTTCCAGCGACGCAGTGCTAACGCTTTGCGCGTAGGGCGTCCCTTAGCATCCTTCATCGGGCCCTTAACGCCGCTCATGCGTGCACAGAACGATCTCTTACGGGGACCACCACCAGGCTGAGGTTTCTTAAGTTTACTCCCAGTCTTGTTGTTGTAGTATTTCCGTCCCTTCTCGGTAAGGCCACCTTTCTTAGACTTGTGTTCCTTCCTGAGGCTGACTCCTTGACGTTTCATGCTTATAGTAGTTGTTGAATCCGTTAGCCAGAGTAACACCCAGGCTATCATGATTAAGTTTAAATTGATTCCAGTCGTCCATATTGGACCCAAAGAACGGCTCAGCGATCACTGAGGGGCATGGAGTAACCCGGAGAAACTTCGAGCCTCGCTCTTGCTTTGTCCGTGGCTTAACGCCTCTGTCCCTTGTTTTGAATTTATTTACAACAACCTCCTGTAGACACTCAGCGATCTTCTTGCCCTTACTGGACCTGTGCCAGTGGAGCATCTCGCTGCCATGTGCTGACGCGCTTGCTGAGTTAAAGTGGAGCTCTATGGCCGCCTTGACCTTCTTGGTCTTTAAGAACTCCCCTAGCCACTCCATGGCATCAAAGTAATTACTCCCTTGATACTCACATACTATCATACTGGGAACATCAAGGTGCTCCTTCATTGCCTTAGCCACCCTTAGGTTGTAGTCCCACTCAGTGGTTGTGTTGTCACACGAGGAAGCCCCCATGTCTACCGCACGGCTATGCCCTACGCAGATCGCTAAGACCGGCTCAGCGTCCTCTTGGGGGACCTCTGGGCCACTGAACCATGCACTACAACTCATTCTCTAAGTAGTTAATGTAGTGAAGGAGCGCAGAGATGGTCTGTTTCTCGTCCTTGTCAAAGTCGTGGGCATCAAGCCTCTGGATCATCTCGGGGATCCGACTTGGTTTCATCGTCGTGCACCCACTTGTTGATAAGGATGCGATGACGATTGTGCCTGCGATTAGCAAGCTCTTTAGTGTATTCATCTCTTATAGAAAGAAAAAGCCTGCCCAGTGCCGGGAAGGCTATAAGTAACTTAACGATCGACCCGATCATTTGTCTTTGGCTTTCCCTACGTTAAGAGCGAGCCAATCAACGACCTTGTAGAGCTTAGCAGCCCAACCGTCGTCAGCAGGCGTCGGCGTTAACGCTGCGATAGCTGATGCTGCCGCAACGATAGCAGTAAGGGTGCTGATAAGGGTGTCTTTGTTGTCAATGATGTAGTTAATAATGTTCATAATCTAAAGGACGTCAGAGATTGCAAGGCGTCGTTGGACCTCGTTACGATACGCGGGGTCACTGTTATACCTGGGGTCACGCATAGCCATGCTGACTTGCTTGGACGAACCAAACGGAGCCACTGCATTGCCCGAGGTGTTACCTTGGACGAGCGTAGGGGTTGCCCCACTGGACGACTGATACTGAGCATAGAGCCCTTGGACTGCTACCTTAGCTTGGTCGATGGTGCCTGTCTCAACAATCTGGTTGAACGCATCTACCGAGGCCTCATCAAGGGACTCATTGGCCCACTCAGCCATCGCTGCGTAGTTCTCCTGGCCTCCTGCGATCTCAAATACTGCACTGGTCTGACTCTCAGCGATTGCTTGTTGTCCGGCAATATACGACTCAACGAGCTCACGAGGAAGCCCTGAGCCCTCTAGTGACTTGAAGGTATCGTCACTGAGTGCCCCTGATTCCATGAACTCCTCAGTGGCTTGGTTGATTGATTGGAATGCCTCAGACGGCTCAGCGGTCTCGGTTGGTTCCTCAGTGGGATTGCCAAGCTTCGACTCAAGTTCACCATAGGCTTTCGCCATGTCTTCTGGGCTTGAAAACTTCTCAGGAAGCCACTCAGGGCGGTCCTGTGCTTGTTCCTCGGGCTCAGGCGCTAAGCCATCCCCAAGTTCTTGTTGTAGTGCCTCCTGCTTGTCATCCCAAGCTTGGGCCATTGCTTCTGTGTTATCAGTTGCTTCTTGTTCTTGCACTGACGGGCTTACCATCGTGCTGGTTTGTAGTTCGGCCATTTATTTATTATTCGGGTTCAGGTGCCCCTTGTTGCCGTTGTTGTTCAATAGATTGGTCAGAAAGGGCCTTAATCCCTTGTGGTGCTATTTGCTGTAACATAGCCATCTGTTGGGCTTGTTGTTGTTCAGCTTGCATCTCTTCCTGGCTCTTAACGAGTCCAGCGGTCTTTATGCCTAATGAGGTTGCTCGCCTCTGGAAGTATTCTCCAACATTCACAAACTCAGCAACAGCTTGTGGGCCTACCACCTGCGCTGCGCCTGCAAGGAACAAGTCAAGCTTCTGTAGGTCGTTCCCTCGGCCTAGCGCTTCGACCCCTGTGATGATCACTGGGCTCACTACGTCCTTAGGGAGGGCAGGCAGCTTCTTCTTGCGCTTCATGACATCCATGAGCCTGTTGACAAAGGGCATCTGCATCTCAGTTGACAACAACGAATACAACCCACCTAGGGCTGACTCGAGCTCCTGTGAAAGCATACGGATCTCCTCAGCGGTCACTCGCTCAGCGTTACGAACAACACCCGAGGTAAGTAAGAAGGCAGCGCCAAGTCGGTCAGAGATCACTTGGATCGACGCTTGGGCGGTCCTGAAGTCGTTCACCTTGTTTAGTTGTAGTGTTGTTACATCAGCAGCATTACCCTGGACGATAGCACCACTAGGGCTTTCAGCTAACGTCCGGGCCCGCGTAGTGCCATTAGGATTCACCAAGAACATCACCTTGGCCGCTGCCGCTGATCCCTCAACGATGGCCCGAGTGAGTCCCTCAAGTGACTGTAGGTCACCTAAGTATTCCTCAACGTATCCACGACCATAACTCTCCCCGTCAATCCGAGAGAACCTCAATGGAATGAATGGATTCTTGTCAGCCTTAACGGTGCCTCCTGAGCTCGGCAATGCGACCCCGTTGACATCTTGGTAAATCACAAAGTTATCCCCTTCCCGGCAAGCAGCCGTGTAGAGGTGAATCTCGTCAGTGGGCTGTCCTCCAGAGCTCGCTAAGGCCTCCTTGACCTCATCGTCCACTGCCTCGTAGCTAAGGTTCTCTTTAGTGGCTATGTGAAGCACGTTGCCCATTGGGTCTCGGTCGATCACAAAGCGGTCCAAGTGAAACACTCGGATGCCTCCTTCGTCAGGTAAATACAACAACACATTACCAGTCACAATCAGATGCTTGAGGGCCGCATGAATGGCAGTCCGGTAGGCCTCCCTACTGATCTCACTCATGACTGACTCCTCGACTTGTTGTAGACTGGTTTCAATCTCGGAAATAAGCTCTTCAGGTGCCCCTTCGTTAGCCAGGGCATATTTGTCGATGTTCAATCGAAAGAACGGGGCGTTAGGCGGAAGGAGTGCTAACAGTAATTTAGAGGCGAGGTTATTTACTCCGCGAGCCCCAACGCCCTGAAAAGGTGTTTCAAGTCTGCTGTGTGCTCCGTGCCCCTCTTCGGGCATAACATACGGAAGGGTAAGCTTAGAGCACGACCTAGCTCGGTCTAAGTATTGGTAGCGCTTCCCTTCAAGGGTGTCATATACGGATTTAGCAGTTTTGAAATTCATGATAAGTCCTCAGTAGGTTGAGGTTTAATTGATAAAAATTCTAATTGGGTTAACTCTTGAACGCCCTCGGCATCTTCAAGCATCGCATCATCGTTAGCGGTGAATCTCCAACAGTCGATGGCTATGAGTCGTCCACTGCCGTCGGTAGCTTCGGAAAGGTTTTCGACAGGAGGTAGGCCCGTGAACGTGTTGAAATTCGGATAGCCCCTGTCAGCATCTACGGCTTCAACAAGTCCCGTGTAGAGTTCGTCAGGTTGAACGACATAGTATCTAAAGCCAGTGTCGGCTCGGGATTGCTCAATGTCTGTAAGTGGTGCGTCAGGGTCCATTAGTCAGGTAGTTCTAGTTCGTCGAGAAGCTCTAGGTCTTCTTCTATCGGTGGCTCCCAGCGTAGTCGTTGTAGATACGTGTCGAGGTTAATTTCTTCGATGCCCTCAAGGTCAAAGTTATCAGACTCAAGGATACCACTGCGCTTAACACAATACAGCCGGTCGCTGTTGGTCTCAGGGTCTAAGAA